AGATACTGGTCATGCTATCAATGGCGTGCAGGCGCTAAAGTCAATAATTAAAATTTCTAAACCCTTTCCCCTATAAATAACAGTATAGATTATGCGGAGTTTGAGATATCAAAATTAATTTGAAACCTCTTTACATCATAAAATTTAAACAAGGAGAAAAAGATGTTATTAAGAACAATAACACTAACGGTGGTATTGCTGGGTTTATTTACCTATGCCAATGCAGCCGAAATAACACCATACGGATCGTTTAATTACAAATGGTCTAATGATGAAAACTCATCTGGTGTATCAGTAAATAAACTTGAAGATAATGGTTCTAAAATAGGTATTGACATTGACGACATTGGCGTTGAAGGTCAGACGATTATAGGATTTGCAAAGTTAGAAGTTGGCGTGGATACAGATGATTCTGGTTCTGATACTTTTGATTCAAGACTTGCTTATGTAGGTCTATCAGGAGAAGTAGGTGACCTATCTGTTGGTCGTCAATCTCACCCATTCACGGATAAGATATCTGGTCATACAGATGTTTTCAATGTCTATGGTTCTAATGCAGATTTCAATTATGCTTCAAGATCATCTAACACAATTGCTTTCTCAACAGATTCAAATGGCATTTCTTTTAGTGCTTTAGGTCTAGTCAATGGTACAACAGGTGCTAATGACCAAGACGGTATTGATGAATACGAGTGGGCTGCAAGTGCAAAGATTTTAGGTAATGATATATCTATTGGCTATGCAGATGATATTAATAGCGACATATCTTATTGGGGTGCAGGTGCTACGAGAACACTTGGACCATTAACAATAGGTTCTTCATACACAATCAAAGACGCTGCTACTGACCTTACAGGTTATGATCTAACAGCGACAACTACATTGAGTTTGGGGAATGTTACAGTAGGATATGGGGATAAAGAAGGTACTGGAACTTATCAGACTTATGGTATTAATAAAGATTTAGGATCTTCTCTAAAGGTATATGCAGAAATGCAAGACGCTAAACTAGATACGAATATAGACACTAGATCGTGGTCTATTGGTACTAAATTTAGTTTTTAATTAATACGGCATTTCCGCCGAACTACGAGGGGGCTTCGGCCCCCTTTTTTTATTTAAACTCTCCAATTATCTTGAATTGATTTGCCTGTAAGGCTGTAATACTTTTCTTTCCAATTGTCTTTGTATTCGTTCTGGCAGAATCGCTTGATAGGATCATCATCATTATTAGAAAACAAGTAATTAAAAACGGACTCAATAATTTTAAACATTCATAACCTTTCTTTATATAAATCATGCACAAATATTTATTGAAAATGACTATGTGTTTAATGCAGTAATAACAACTAGTCGGTATGCGTTTTTGATATAGTGTATTCAAACACAAATACACACTACATATATAATTCTTGGTTCTTATAAGTAGTCATGCGAGTCCTTCAGAAACCCCGCTAAGCTAGCTAAGCTAGCAAATAGAATGAATACACAACAAAGAACATGGATAGTATTATCTAAACTACCACCAACACGGAGGGTAAAGATAGATACTTATGAATATGAAAGTTTAGCAGAGGATCTACTACAAGATAAAATATCTTATAATAGTATGATTGAAATTTTTAACGATAGAATTTATTGGCGATGGTTCTATAAACATCATATAGAATCAAAAGAGAACTCACAAGTAAATATTCTTCAAATAAAGAATTAGAATCACCTATAAAAAAATTTGCCAATCTCTCTCTTCCCATGAGAGCTGCAAAGAACACAATTATAAAAAAAGGTAGAAAGATATATTTTAATATCTTAAACATTATTGTATTACTCATTTGCTTATACCTGTTGTCAAGATTCTTACTGGCCTAAGTAACCTCCAAAATTTATCTAGTGCTTCTAATTTAGTTTCTTCTTTCTTTATAGTATTATTAGTACCTTCTATTTCTTTAGGTACTGTATTACAACCTGCTAGAAATATGCATAGTATAATGATTGAGGTATAGAATAATATATCTAGTGTTTTCTTATTCATAATGATCCTGTGATAATTGTATTATGGCATAGTGTATAACTTTCATTAAGTCGGCTTTGTTCTTGCCTTCTTTCTTGCCATATCTTTGGGCATACTTTAAAATATTTCCCATACAGAAACCTGTACCATGACCTTGATCTATGATAATTTCTGTTGCTTGATATTTATTTGTTTGAGCATAATGTGATGAGTAAGTCTTACTTACATATTTTTTAATATCATCAAGGATCTTATCCTCTTTAAATTTGTATTTAACAACATCTTTAAATTCTACTTTCATTCAGGCCTTTCAGTTTATTTGTTTGAGATTTTGATAGTTTCATATTTACATTTTTGAGTATCTTGTTTCTAATAGAAGCAGGATCAATACCTAACATCTTACAATAGTTTTGATATTCAGGATCGTTACTTACAATCCAGTTAGTTGCAGCAACTTTATGTTTAAGGTACTTTTTACTGTTACCTTCATAAGAAGCATCCTCAACTGCTTGAGTTAGTACTGCCGTTAAAAGTTTTTCTTCACTTGTCATCATTATATATCCTTTTCAATTTGCGAGAAGTATGCCCAAAATTGGTCACCGTTCTCTGTTACATATCCAATTGAGCCATTGTAGCCCATATCAGTTTCATATTCTTGTACTTTTATACCACTCTCACCTGCAGGATCACCTGTTGTTAGGGCGAGAGATATGTCGGTTATCTTACCTTGTCTTGGTAAAATTGAACTTGTTGTTATGTTTACAGTATCATCTATTTTAATTATCATATTTTCACCTTCTTCATTATTTGAATTACGTCAAACAAAGATTTTGTTTTAAGTAATTTGTTAGCATACATCATTCTCTTATTAAGTCTTTTGATAGCTTCATCACTTTCTATCTGATTAATGTATTCTTGTTTTTGTATGTAACAATCATTTAAATTATTTTTCATTTTCATTCTCCTGTGATTTAATTGCAAGTAACATTGATATGATACCTACAGTTGCAAATACAAAACATAAAACAAAATTATTGCCTGATGTTTCTAAAGTGGGACCGTCAATTGCCCCTACAGCAAAAATCATGCATATAATAGCGATTAAAGAAAAAGTAGTAGTCATTAGGCAGCCTCTTTCGCATAATATAACACTTCTTCAACATTGTATGAATGAATATCACATAAGGCAATATTTTCAACATTTGATAGTTGTTTGATAGCGTCATCTTTAGTTATTTCATCTTTAACATATTTGTTAATGATAGTATCTGATTCTTGTTCAGCAAGATCCCAGAAGTAGTTTTTAGTCTTTGACATAATGTAGTCCTTTCGTTTTCTTTGTTAATATAAGTATATAATACACTAAAAAAGGACATAAAACAAGCAAAAAATGGAATAAAATGGATGGAAAACCCCTTATTTTCTGCGCTTTTTCCATTTTATTCCATTTTGTTTGTAAATCATTGATTTTACTAGGTTTTTTGTAAAAATAATCAAAAACCTACAGTAGGCAAGGGTATTTTGTTCTTGTTTTGTTCTAATGTAAAGAATTTCTGTCTATTTCAGGCAAAATAAAGGTATGTCTACCACTTTTTACCGAATCAACCGCAACATCTAGTATTTTTTCGGTACTTTCTTGACCCAAAGAGGCAACATAACAGTCCATAACGGTTCTTAACATCATCCCAAGAGCTTGTAAGTTGTGATCTGGGTATTCCAACACCAAATTAAACATTTTCTCTTGTACTTCTCTCATAACTTTTTCATCTTCATCCATAATATCTATTATAACATATCCTAAACAATTTGTAAAGCACTTATAAATAGTTTAGTTAAGATTATAAAGGAAAAAACTATGTACGAGTATAAATGCAATATTATCAAAATCGTTGACGGCGATACCGTTGATGTAGACCTTGATTTGGGTTTCGGTGTCTGGCTCAGAGATGAAAGAGTAAGAATTATGGGCATTGATACTCCAGAATCAAGAACAAGCGACAAAATGGAAAAGATTTTTGGACTTGCCGCTAAAGAAAGATTAAATTCTCTATTAGGTGCTGAAGCTGTCTTACTATCAAAAATGAAAAGTAATGGTGATAACATGAAAGGCAAGTTTGGTCGTATTCTTGGTGATTTTAGAACCATTAATGGTGATATTATTACCACTAAACTTATGAATGAAGGACACGCTGTTGCTTACAA